TTTATCTTCACTCATTTTTCTAATAATTATACCGCAGTGTTTATACCAATTATCGTCTCCTCTTGGTACTGTTTTATTTTGTTTAGTAAACTCTCTTGCTATATCAAAATTATCTTCTAAATCTTGCAATATTTTTTCACCAATTCTATTTGCTCTTTTAATTGCCTTTTCAATTACATCTTTTTTTCTCTCTTTTTCTTCCTTTTCATTTGTTTCTTCTTTCTTTTCTTCCTTTTCATTTGTTTCTTCTTTCTTTTCTTGTTCTTTTTCAATATTATCTATATTATCTATATTATCTAACTTATTACCCTTATCTTTTTTAATTTCAAATTGAATCTTATCGTGTTTATAATCTATAGGAACAGATCTATCAAAAAGAGAAATATTTTTAAAAGATAATTCACTTGGTTGAAATAAATAATATTCATCAATGTTTATTAAATTTCCTACACGATCATATTTATCTATTATAAATTCATTTCTATCTTCTATCATCTGTGTTAATGCTGCATATATCTGTACCAATGGATAAGGTTTTGGTATATTTATTTTATTTATTAATGATTTTTTTTTATAAAAAAAACTTTCTTTAAAAAGCATTTTAATTTTTTGAATTATTTTTTCAGAATTCAGTAAAATAAAAGATTCATTATATGTATCTTCATTCAATTCTGAGTTAATAATTTTATTTGGCTTACAATCATAATAACAATTAGCCATATAATCACACGTTGAAGAAAAAGGTTGATCACCAACTTTAAAATCTTCTATAGTGTTTCCATCTGATAAAACTTGTAATACTTTTTCATTTAATAAATTAGAAATATTTTCTTGTGTAAAATTCGTTTGATCATGATGAATAATACAATCTACTGCTGTTTCTTTCAATATACGACTTACTTTACCAATTTGAATCGCTTTTAATTCAGCGCTACGATAAACATATAAATCTGCCGCTTCTTGTTTATTTTTATCTAAAATAGTACCATACATAAATATTTGTACATTTCTTTTTTCAAAAGGTAAATCTTTATGACTAAAATTACGAACTGCTCTTCCAATAATTTGTTCAATACGATTTATATTATACCAAGGTTCTAATATATGTACTTGACGAATAAATTTAAAATCTAATCCTTCAGCACCTGCTTTAGAAATCAATATAACTTTTATTTTATTTCCATTTTTATTTTCTTCTGATGTTAAAGCTTTCATTTCAAAATCATTATTAGGAGAGATTCTAGTATCTCCTGTAATCATAGAATAACGCATATTAACCGTTAGTTTATTATTACTCTTTGGTGGAGCATTTTTGAAAAAAGAGTTTGTTCTGTCACCAAAACGAGTAAATCCAACTTCTTCTAATGCTAATGCAATAGGAATTAATCCTGCATCAATATACTCAGAATATATCAAAATTAAACCTTCGCTTTTTAATACATTTTCTATAATATTTTTGATTTTACTACTATACTTACCAATTTCATTAAGAGAGAAAATACGTCCGTATTTTTTCAATGTATTTGCTCTATAATCAAAAGAACCTTTTTCAGGTGGCGAAATTACATCTACATAACTCATTATTCTAGACAAACCTTTTTTTCCAGTTATTTCACTCGGATCTATTCCTAATGTATTATTCTCTCCACCTTTTATTTCCACAGATGTATCTTGTCCTTCTTCTTCCTCATACTCTATTACTCCTTCTTTTTCTTCTTCTTCTTCTAAAGAATCAATTTCTTTTACTTTTTCTTTTAAATCATCTATTGGATAAACAATATTTAATGCTTCCATAGGAACACGTAATAAAGTATAACCAAAAGATTCCATATTTTCAAAAGTAGGCATAATTCTCTCTACACCTTTTTTTGTAGTCACAACAAACTTCTTTTTTTTCAAATAATAAATAATATATTTATATCCCAATGATTGATAATTTCCTATATTTACTAAAAAAACATCTAAAATATTTAAAGATCTTTCTTTTTTTATTTCTTTTCCATTCATCTGAAATAAAGGATAATTTATATTTTTAAAAGTATATTCAGGAGAGAAATCTTTTGGATATACTCTATATGGAAATGTATAAGGATTCTCTCCACGAATAAAAGATATATATCCAGTTGCTTTACGAATTAATAATTCTTTACCAGTTTCTTTTATATTACCGTCTTTATCAAATATGTCTTTAATTTGTACTGTTGCACGTCTATCATTAATATTCATTAAATTTAATAACCATATGATTTCTTTATAACTATTATACATTGGAGTAGCAGATAGTAACAATAATCTCATATTATCTACATATTTGACTAATTGCATTAAATGAAGAGCTACTTTTTTATTTTCATTATCTTCTGTCATACGAATGTTATGCACTTCATCAATTACTATTAAACGATCATTAAATTCATTTTTAAAATTTTTAATCATTTTCATATTTTTTTCTTTTGTTGTCTTGTATGATTCGGATTCAACATTTGCTACACGAATAATATAATTTGCAAATTTATCATAACCTAAAAATAAATAAGAAGCATTAATCAAATGATTTATTTGACTAATCATTTTCTCTCTAGAAATACCTTTTAGATCAGTAGGATTTATTTCTTTTATTAATTTATTTCCAATACACCCTTTTATACTCCATAATCCATTCACTTGTTTTAATTTTCTCTCATCAAATAACTGTAAACGAAAATTATCTTGAACAATAGGAGATGCAACAATAATAATTTGTTTAGATATTCCTAATTGTTTCATATAGTTACGCATTTCTTCGCATACACCTATTGCAGAACAAGTTTTACCTGTTCCTAAACCATGGTATAATAATAAACTATTATAAGGCGTTTGAAAGGATAAGAAATTCTTTACAAAAGCTTGATGAGGTTGCAATTCAAAATCAGCTTTACTTAATAATTCTGAATGAGTTTTAATATCATACACATTGCCATCATATTTTGTATCATTAAACTCTTTTTTTTCTGCAATTTTAATGTTAAAAGATGGATCATCTAATAATGGATATAAAATAGGATTTTCTTTATTTTCTTCTTTTTTATTTTCTAATTCCATATGTTGCAATAATTCTTTTTTCAGTAAAAAAGCATTACATTCCTTTGAAAAATTTAATTTATTACAACTATTCATTACATATAATTTTTTTAATTCTTCTTGATCTTTCTTAAATGTATCAACTATTTTTATTTTTTTTTTAGTTATGGGAATCATTTCTTCCATATTATTTTTAATGCTATTGATTATAGGAGATGATTTATTAACAACATCATCAATAACTTCCATTGTTTTAGAAACAGGAATAATTTTTTCTATTTGAGATTCAATATTATTTATTATAGATGACGATTTCTCTAGTAATGTATTCCCAGTTGATTTTGATTTTATATTATCTTCTTCTTTAAAAGGACTAGTAGTTGATACTGAAGAAGAAATTGGAAAATTAGTAGGCGTTTTAATTGGAAGAACTCCTGTAGTAGAAGATATAGTAGGAGATAAATCTATATGTTTTTTAATATTATCTATCACAGACTTATTTGACATATACTTATATATTGTTAATATAATCTATATTCTTGTAATACTTTATAAATATTAGAAATTAATTTTTTTTTCTCTAAATTGTATGGTCGTATAGAAGTTAAACATTCATCTAAATTTTTCCATTCCATTTTACTTACCTCTGTTTTTTGATAATCTTGCATATTATTTTCACTTGTTTCATAGATATCTTCATTTAAACAACCTAAAAAATATTTATGTTTATAAGATTTATAATTTGTTCCAATAAAGATTTCTTCAAAAGGAAGTATATTTTCAATAATATTTACATTTTTTCTCATAATTCCAGTTTCTTCTTCAAACTCTCTTAATGCACAATCTAAATCTTTTTCTTGATAATTGCGTCTTCCTTTAGGAAATTCCCATTCTGTTTCTGACCAATTAGAATTGCTTGATTTTATTAAATTTTCTAATGTAATTTTTTCGTTATTAATAATGATTCCATTTTTTATACTATCAAACTTTTTATTAGAGGTTGATTCTTCATTTCTATATTGAATATTAGATGTATTTCCCCACATCATTTTCCATAAATTATCAAATTTTTCGTTCATTATTCTTTCTTTTTCAGTAGTAGACATTTCATTAATAATGTCTTGTAATTGTTCAATGTTATATGGTGAATATTTTCCTCTTATAAAATCTATATACCCNAAACTATCTTTTCTACGAATCATTAAAAATTGTAATCCTTTATCACTAGANCGAAATAAAATAATACCGTAACTAGTGATAGGTAATTTACATTGATGAAATAAATGTCCTTGTTTCCCACAATTATTACATAAATTATTTTTATTCATTTCAGAATTTATTCTTAAATTAAATAGTTATGTTTAATTAGATATCTTTTTATATTATTTTACTGTAATGACTTTAGATCCAAAAGTATGGGGACCACATTTTTGGTTTTTTTTACATACTATTTCTATGACATATCCACATTATCCTAATGCTGTAACCAAAAAAAAATATTATGATTTTGTACAAAATATTCCACTCTTTCTTCCAATTGAAAATATATCATCTGAATTTAGTAAATTAATAGATATTTATCCTGTCTCTCCTTATTTAGATTCTAGAGATGCATTTATTCGTTGGATGCATTTTATTCATAATAAAATAAATGAAAAATTAGAAAAACCAAAAATGTCATTAAACGATTTTTATGTAAGTTATTATGATGAATATAAACCAAAAGAAATAAAATTCAAAGAATTTTATAGGATTAGAGAGAAAATCATTTATTTTTTTCTTTTATTGATTATTATAGGAATAATCTATTATTTGTATGATAAATAATAACTATATAATATAATAACGGTATGTTCCAAACAAGAAAAAATAAAAAATCAGTAACTAAAAAAATTATTAAAAAAAGAAAAAGAGATGGGGGTAAATTAATTGCTTCAGGTGGGTTTGGATGTATATTTAAACCTGCCTTATTATGTAAAAATGCTAAAACAGATGAAAGAGATAAAAACAAAGTAACTAAATTATTGACTACAAAACACGCTATTGCTGAATTTAATGAAATTAAAGAAATTAGACCTTTTTTACAAAAAATTCCAAATTATTCTAAATATTTTATGGTAGATGGTTTTTCTATTTGTGAACCTGCACCTTTAACCAATAAAGATATGACAAATTTCAAAAATTGTACTGCATTAAAAAAATCAGATATTACAAAGAAAAATATAAATGATTCGTTAGATAAATTACTTGCATTAAATATTCCTGACGGTGGAATAGAATTAGGTGATTTTATTTTAAGTTATTCTTCAAGTAAAATAATGATTCAATTGAATAATTCACTAATTGAGTTATTTCAAAAAGGCATTTTGCCTATGAATAAATTAAACATTTATCATTGTGATATTAAAGATTCTAATATTTTAATAGGAAAAAATAATGTAGAACCTAAAATAATTGACTGGGGTATAGCTTGTAGTTATGATATAAAAAAATATAATAATAATAAAGATCTTATTGAAAATATACCAAGTACATGGAGAAATAGACCTTTTCAATTCAATACTCCTTTATCTATTATATTATTTAATAAAACTTTTTTAGAAGACTATGATGAATTTATTAAAGACGTTTCTTCCAAATCATTAGAAATTGATGAAAATAATATTCATTCATTTGTAGTTGATTTTATTTATCATTGGATGAAAGAAAGAGGAATTGGACATTTTAAAACAATTAATAGTATTATGCACATATTATTTGTTAGTGATTTGGAAAATGTAAAAGATGATATTTTAGATGTTGTCATTGAAACAGAATTCACTATGAGATATATAAGTAACTATATTTCCAAGATATTATTGCACTATCAAAAAAAAGATTCCATAGATTTATGTTCTTATTTAAATGAAGTATTTATAAATATAGTAGATGTATGGGGTTTTGTAATGTGTTATTTACCTTTTTTGGAGAAATTATATGATGACTATTTAAATTTAACTTGTATAGAAAAAGAGATTTTTAATAAATTAAAATGCATTTTTTTGACATATTTATTTGAACCTAGAATCAAACCAATAGACATTGCTGAATTAGTAAAAGATTTAAAAAGATTGAATCTTTTGTTTTTGCGAATGAATAAGACAACTGTAAAAACAAGTAATAAGAAAATTACTACAAAAAAATCCACATCTAAAAAGTCTAGTAGAGATTCTAAAACGAAAACTAATACAGAATCTAAAAAATCTAATCTCTATTTGTCATTGATTTAATTATATTTTCATATAATATATCACATATATAATATGAAACTTGAATTACTTATATTAGGAATAACTATTTTTTTTATTTTTAATACTTATTACGATGGTAAATTTATGAAAATGCTTTTATCTTGGAAAAAATATTATCAAATGATTTTTTTTGGAATTGTTGGAATAAGCATTTATTTACTACTTAAAAGAAATCCAGTAAAAGGAAAAAATATGCTTTTATATGCTAATAATATGGTAAAATATCTCCCTATTGATCGTTCTTCTATAGATATGCTTACACCTATATTTGATTTTACTACCTCTAATCAAATGGATTATTCAGACAATACCAATAATAATGGAATACATCAACCACGTAGTTTTATGGAGTCATTTAATGATATTACATTATCTCCTTCTAATTATCAAAATGCTGGAGAGAGAAGAATAAATCATTCTGGAAAAATGGCGACAAAACGTTCGGTAAGTGAAACTAAGAAAAAATATGTCGCATCTCAACAAAATTGGAAATGTGGAAATTGTCAAGATCAATTAAATGCGTGGTTTGAAGTTGATCATAAAATCCGTTTAGAACATGGAGGAGGAAACGATGTTGCAAATTTAGTTGCTCTATGTCGTGAATGTCACGGCAAAAAGACAGCTATGGAAAACATGTAACTTTATTTCA